GCATCTATTGTAACTACTATTGCGCTTCTTCTAATTGCTATTGAAGCTACATAATCTAGTTATTTTCTTCTTTCTAAATTTTCATAGCTTTCTAAACTTTATATTTAAGGTCTGTCAAGCTTTTAGAAGTAAGAGCATCAATAATAATATCTGGAGTAATTGCCTGTAACTTAACTAATTCAGGAACCATCTACTTAATAGTTTGCAAATCTTCCATAACTTCAGAACTAGCTATAATATGTACATCATAGTCAGTCACTGTAAAATATTCGGGAAGAGCTGTAAATACTTGTTGATAATGATCTCCTAGAATTATAGTTCCAGTTAAACCTTTTTTATAAGTGACTTTAGCTTGATTTAGACTGCCAAGTAATATCTCACAAGTTACTAAATCCATTTGCTAAAACCAGTGTTTTGTTACAATATAAGAGTTTGCAACTCCTTGTTTAATATTAGTAACAGCATCTCTCTATTCAATACCATTAAGTCTTTCTCTAAAGACTCCTGTAATCGATGAAGTAGTTTGTTCGACGGATTGAATAGCTAATTCAATTGCTTGTATTGCAGGAGCTTTTAATGTCTCATCAAATCCATTAAAAATAGTATTAAGAGGAGCATTACCGTTATCGTTACGTCCTTCTTGTGTACTATCTACCCACATAATACCTGCTTTTTTATAAGCTAACCATTTCTAAACTCTTTCAGGCCATTTAACTCCTAAATTGTTAGGTAATAGAGACATATCCATAATAACACCAGCAGTACCGCTGTTTGCTATTAAAGCATCTCTATAATAATTTAATAAGTCATAACGATCTTGTAAATGTGCACATTTAAGAATTAAAGAATATGGTTGTTGGTTTCTATTTAAGAAATATACACCATTTATAGTTAAACTACAGAATTTAGGATTATCTTTAGAACGGATAGCTTTAGTATCTTTGCCTCTTAAGATATAAATATCCTAACCAATTCTAATAGTATTATATCTCTACATTACAAAATCATCATCAGTTTCCAACCATTCTACATCATATACAGGAATAAGTTGAAAACGTCTAGTACTATACTCATTATCTGGATATCCTGGTAATGGGTTTTCTGTACTCTCTTCATGAGCTACTGTTGTGCAAGAATCTCCGTAAATTCTTTTATAAACTGCAGCTCCATCACTGTCATACCACTTATCTTTTAATTGTTTTAAATCTTCTTTAGAAATTTCTTTTCCGTATTTAGCTAATATCTGACTTTTAGTCATCCAGTATCTAACTACGCCTCTATATGAATTTTTAACATAAGGAGATTCGGGATTTCTATCAATAAAAGTGTTTAAGGGATTTAATACTTCGATTTCTATATTCGTTCCACTAGTAGAAGATTTAACTCTGAAAAAAGTATATCCAGTAATCAATAAATCTGTTAATAACTATCTTAATTTAGTTAACATATCTGTTTCTCGTGATTGCATCACATACTTAATAATATTCTAAGCAGCAATCTCATATTGAGAAACAAAAGACTAATCAATGTCTTGTATGATTTTATCTAGTTGCTATTTGACGGCCTTATCTGTAATATCTTTACCGTCAATAAACTGCAATATAGAATTACTTAAATGTTCTTTTAAGAACTTCACTATCCCCTAAGTAATTTGTAACTATTTCTCCCTTGTTATATTACTGATTGTGTCAGAGTCTTTACAAGATACCTTAGGGAGGATAGGAGTTCCTAAATATTCACCAACTAAAGCATCTACGTGTTTCTTTAGTAGTGGTGTAAACTCTACTGCAGTTGGGCTACCAAGTCCGAAATTTTCTTCGAGATATCTAAATTGCTCGGGATCTCGTTTACCGTTATAATAATTATAGGCCTTCTAAAGCTCATACTTATCATACACAAGTTCGGCAATAGCCTCGTCCGTTTTGTCAATAAGTTCTTTGTCGCTCATTTGCAATAATTAAATTTTTCCGGAGGAAGTTTTGAAGCACTATAGTATTTAACTCTTTGAAACTTTCTACTTCGTATCTCTTCTTTTATGAAAGGCAAGAATTCTTCGTCGGGTAAATCAGCAATAATCACTACTGGATTTTCCGACCTATTGAAATTAAAAGCAACTTTGTAACCTACTGGTTCTAAGTCTTCTATTTTAATTTCACCAACGAACTCCATTTCGTAAAGCTCTCTCATATACTCTCGGATCACTTGATTCAATTCGGTATGGGTCATCGTATTCCTCCTTTCGTATATTTATTTCTATATTTACTTGCTTTGGAATTGTTCCAAAATGTCTAATCCCTCTTTCGTCTACATAATAACCAAAATCTTCGAATTGTTCAACTTCTTGAACCACATTTATTGGCTATCTACCTGAGAGTTCCTAATCTGCAAGGAAAGTCATTCCTAACGCAGCAATGATATCGAATTTACCTTTATTCTCATCATTATAACTAGTCAACTACTCTAGAATTTCTTCAAACCATATTGTATGGCAATAATCTTCGACAAAATCTGCTGTTAAATCAGTATGCTATTCAATCACAGTTTTTGTAGCAGGTGTACCATATTGTTTTGTAGTACCATATTTAATGTCTGTAAGAGTTGCTCTAGGTCTTTTCATAAAATATTGCAAGCATTTATTTTCTCTTGCCCAAGTAATCATACCTACACGAGTCGCTTCTATATTTGCTCTCGCATTATAATATCTTAGTAAACACATCGCAATCTTATATGCCTCTCTAATATTTCCAGGTCTATCTTTATACATAGCCACTATTTGAGGATCTTTTAAACCGTGAGAACGTCTTAAAATAGTAATACAGAAATCAGAAGGTTCTTTGGTTTTATCAGAAGTTTGATTAGCACCAATATCAATACCGTCTATTCCTGCAACATATAAATCCTTCATTTCATTGTAAGACTAAACTTCAAATTCTTCCCCTCTTTCTTCAGCTAGTATTCTCTAACGTTCTATATTTTCTTTATATAGGTCAGACCACACAGGATGTTCTAGTATTTTAACTTTACCGTTTGAATTAGGCATCCATCTAAAACCATCTATATTTTCTAGCGTATGTTTATTATTTTTATAAATATAATCAATAAAACCAGCTTCAGGACGAGGTCCTCTTTTATGAAGCCTTATTTCTGCTAACTGTTCTGATATTAATACTTTGTTAAATTTATTAACACCTTCCAAGTTAAATGCTTCTTCAGCAAACCAACAACGTTCAGCACATTTCTTATAGTATTCTTCAGGTACTGCTAAAAGATTATCACGCTCATCTTGTAAGAATTCTTTATAGCGTTCTACATCACATACTCCTCTATTGTCCATAAACTATGGGTCCAAAGCTTGAACAAAATAAGGAATAAAGAAACCAGTCAATTCGTATTCTCCGGTTTGTGTATAATTATGACGATAGGGTAATACTTTGAACGCTTTAGGATTATAGTAAATCTTTTTAAGACCCTCCAAAGGTGCTCCCATATCACCACCAGTTCCACCATACAACATAATACCACGAGGAACACCTTGTACTTCACATAATTCTTGTCCCTGAATGATAGCAGTTGTTAATCCTGGCCATGAACCGGCCTCATCAAATATTAATAAATCAACACGGTCACCACGAATATTAGAAGGTTTATTACCATTAATAGCAATTACTTCAGATTTAAAACCCTAGTCTTCAAATTGCCCATTAACTTTCTTCTAAAAGCCCGATTTCTTATGTAGTTCTTTATCAATAAGTCTTGGTTTAAACATACCTCCCTATGTACAATTGTTTAGGAAAGTTAAAGCACTATCAAATTTACTAAAAGTTGTTTTTAAGAAGTCATCCTTAAAACAAGTAATCATTACACGACTACCTCTATTAATTGTATAAAGTCTTGCAGCCAAAGATGCATTAATTTCACTAAAACCAATAGAACGTGCTTTCATTAATGCTGCATGTCTATGCAAAACTCTAGTCATTTGTAAATAATGAAAAAACCTATAATGTGATTCAAAAAATACTGGAAATCCTCTATTTAAACCTTCACCTGCTGCTAGATTCTTGTCTACAATAGGTAGCTGATAAAAATTTAAAAAGAAGTAATTATCTCCAGTAATAGTATAACCATTAACAGTCATTCCATATTTACAACGTCTATATTCTTCTTTCCAGAACTCATCATATCTTTTACTCTTAGGAAGAAACGGACAATATTTACCATGTTGTCTATAATATTCTCTTGTTCCCGTAAACCAACTAGGATCAAAATCTAAACCTTTAGTTTTTGTAATTGGTCTATATCCTGTTATTTCATAAGATAATTCTGGATCAAAATATTCTACTTTATCTTCTTTTCTAACATCCCAGTGGTCTAGGGAATTGGTTCTTTCAGTTCTAAACTATTCAACCATTTCCCTAGCCTCTCTGATGTCTTCTTGTCTTTCTTTTTCTTGTACCTCTTCGATAATTGTTTGTATCTCACTAGGTAACAAAGATTTCTTTTTAGCCATAATTAAAAGTCTCCTGGATCAAAACCTTCACTAACACCTGCTCTAGTGGTAGATTGAACTTCCATTTCTTGTTTAACTTGGGATTCTAGTAATGCAAGCTATTCATGTACTTTACTAAGCTATGCCATTTCTTTCATTACTTTTTCTGCACTAAATACAGGTTTACCGTTCTAATCTCTCTCATTTAAGTCAATAATAGTTTCAAAATATTCTGCAAACTAATCAGCCGCCATTCTAGCAGCATTTAATAGTTTAACAGATTTATTAGAGTCTTGAAGATTTCTATACTTTCTACAAGCTTCTCTAAATATAGGATCATTAAATTCCTCTTCTGTCATCTGAGCATCCATTAATGCTTCTTGATGTCTTTCATATTCTGAGTACTAACTATATGGTGATTTCCAATCAATAGCTAAATATATATAAGTTAGTTCACGAGTGGCTTTACTTTTATGAGTACTTTTATCTCTATCAAGCAAAGCTTTAAACTCTCTAATTAATAACAACTCAGGTTCATTAACTTCTAACTCTTTATTTAAATTATCATAATTAAACACATTCATAAATCATACTCATATTAATTGTTAGTAATTAATTACTTCTTTTTTATTTTTGAACCACAAGCAGAACCTAATACTTTCTTACCGGACTTTTCATCCTTTTCTTGAACTCTTTTTCTAGTTTCGTAATCATAATTTTCTTTTGTGGCATCATATTTAGGGTACTTAGTTTTACCATTTAAATCGCGTGGTCCAAACTTAGTATTCACTGTATCATTAGGATTAATTTTCTTTCTTTTTTCTTTAAAATCAGAAACAGCATTTTTCTTTTGTAATTTTTTGCCCTCTTCAGCTTTTTCAGCTTTCTTTTGGCAAACTGGACACATACGTCCTCCCTGTTTCATATAAACGAGTTCTTCTCCTTCTGGACAGTTTCCTTTTAATTTGTGTATATAATTAAGTTTAGCTCCTAGAGCTGCCTTAACCCCTCCTTGCATTTTTTGCATAAATTCTTGATATTTAGCTTTCAAACCTTCTTCGCCTAATTGTTGTGCATAGGCTTGTAAATCTTGTTCTGATTGAATTTGCATACCTTGTGCAGCAGCATCTTCAATTAAAAATGCCATAAACGCTTTTTGTAATTCTTCTTGATTTCCCATTGTTCCTCCTTGTTGATGTTTGTTAATTTGTCCTCCCTGTTTTTGTTTTCTTAATTGTTGTTGTTCTTCTGGGGTAAACTTATTAAAAAATGACCATAGATCATAAGTTTTTATAGGAGCATCATTTCCTCTACCGTCAACTTCTCCAAACATATCTTCGTTTAATTCGTATGCTACATTATTTTCAGTATCAATAGCAAAAGATCTATCGTTCCAAACACGAAGAGGATATACACCATTTTTACCTTTAACTTTTACTACAGCCCCCTAACCCTAACCAGACTGATTCCAGTCAGGAGCGTTTTTAGTTTCTCTAAATACGTTATTTAAATAATAAGGATTTGCCCAAGTCATACCTCCAAAATCCACATTCTGTTGGTCAAACTTTACAGCATTCTTAAATTCTTCCATGTCTTTAATAAGACCTGCATTTTGCCATCCTTCAGTATTATCGGCATCTGTCAATTTTGTTAGTTTACCATTTATA